CAACAGGATGAGGCTCCCAGATGGCGTCACCAGGCCGGCGTCCTTCCAGACGCGGAAGCAGTTCACCAAGGTCGGCCGCCTCGCTGGCGCGATCCAGCGGGTGAATGCCAGGCCGCGCATCCCGCCGCGCTCGCAGAAGATCGTCAAGATGCGCGAGGTGATCGAGCAGCGGCTACGGAGCTCCGTCAAGCCGGTTCCGGAGGCGGGCGATGGCGTGTGAAGGCTGCGGCAGAGCGTGGGCGAAATTGCGCGAAGGCTATCCTGGCGCGGCCGCGACCGAGGCCGCCAGGGTGCTCTGGTGGAAGGCGCGGCGCGGCCTGACGGGCGAGGCGAAGATCGAGCCGCCGGCGGCGCAAGACGTGAAGGAAGGCGAAGGCGATGGCCGATCCTGATCTCGAACTGCAGGGTGCGATCATTACCAGGCTGAAAGCCGATCCTGGCGTGACGGCGCTGGTCGGCAATCGCGTTTACGACAGCGTTCCTGGCAACGCCGTGTTTCCCTACGTCTCTTACGGGCCGAGCGATCTGGTCAGCGACGACGCCGACTGCATTCTCGCCTTCAATGGCTTTCACCAGCTTGATGGCTGGTCGCGCGCTCCCGGTTATCCGGAAGTGAAGAAGATCGCCGACGCCGTGCGCAAGGCGCTGCAGGACGCGCCCCTGGCGCTGCCAACCAATGCCCTGGTGTTCATCGAGCATCGCACCACGCGCTACGTCCGCGATCCGGATGGGCTAACCAGCCATGCCGTCATCCAGCTTGAAACTGTCATCGAAAGTCCATGAGAGGAGATCGCCACTATGGCACAGCCAACCACTGCAAAATTCGGCAAGATGATCATCTCGCTCGGCGACGACGCAGTGCCGCCGGTCTATTCGGCCCCGTGCGGCTTTTCCACGAAGGGCGTCACGCTGACGAAGAACCTAAGCGAGGTGAATATTCCCGACTGCGAAAATCCCGACGATCCGATCTGGGTCGGCCGCGATGTCACAAGTCAGTCGGGCGCGATCACCGGCGAGGGAGTCGCCGCCGGCGAAAGCCTTCCGGATTGGGATGCGGCGTTTATGAGCACTGATCCGGTGCCGATGAAAGTCGAGATCACTTTCGACGGGCTCGGCAAAAAGACGATCGAGGGCATGTGGCACGTCGAGTCGGAAGCGATCACCGTCGAGGCCGGCGGGCGTGTCAACCTGGCGATCAGCGCACAGTCGGACGGCGCTCTCACCGCAATCTGGACGCCAGAACCATGAGCCGATCGGCCAAGGTCATTGCCGAGTTCGGCGGCGACGAACGCGAATTCTGCATTCGCATCGGCGAGCTCAGGGAACTGCAGGAGAAATGCGAGGTCGGTCCTGGCGTGGTGTTGATGCGGCTGATCGCTAATCAGTTTCGCGTCGACGATATCCCGACCGTGATCCGCCTCGGCCTGATCGGCGGCGGCCTCGATCCGACTTCGGCATCCAGGCTGGTGCGCACCTACGTCGAGCAGCGCACGTTCGAGTGGGGCGGCGAGAATGGCCTGGGTATCCTGGCCGTCAAGATACTGGCGGCGGCGCTAAACGGCGCGGAAGACGAGCCGCCGGGAAAAGGCGGGGAGATTCGGAACGGGTCGACGATCTCCCCGACGGTAAGATCCGATTTGGACCCATCTTCGGCGCAGCCGTCCTGATGGGCATTTCGCCGGACGCGGCGAAGAAAATGACGCTGTGGGAGTTCCAGGCAGTCACCGACTACTGGATCGAGACGCACCAGACGGACGCTGACAAGCCCGGCTCGAAGCTGTCGGATGACGAAAAGGATGAGCTCTGGGAGTGGATGCAGACACAGAACATACCGCTGACGCGGTTCAAGAAACCGAACGGGAGCCCACCGGCCAATGGTTGAAGGCATCGAGCAAATGCGCCGCCGGCTCGTCACCGAGCTACCCAAGCGGGTCCGTCTCGCGCTCGAGGCGGCAATGATCGCCAGCGCCGATCGCATCGTCGCTGGCGCGAGGCTGCGCGTTCCGGTCGACGAGGGCGAGGTGCGCGACTCCATCCGCCATCACGGCGTCAAGGAAGGCAAGCGGGGCGGGCTCTATATCGCGGTGACGGCCGGCGATACCAGCACACTCTCGGACGAAAAGGGCAAGCGCTATCAGGTCGCGCGGCTGCTCGAGTTCGGCACGGTCAAGATGGCGGCGCAGCCCTACATGCTGCCGTCCTACCACGCCAATCGCGCGTCGGCACGGCGGCGTATGCGCCGCGCGATCACCGACGCGATCATGAGGAAGTGACATGGCTGCAGAAGACGCTGCCGTAACTGTCGCGCTTCGCGCCAATCTGAAAGATTACGAGGCTGCCCTCAAATCCGCGGTGCGCTCGACCGAGCGCGCGGCCAAGGCGGCGGAGAACGCCGTTTCCAATATCGGCAGGACGGCGAAGGCTGCGCCGATCGCGACAGCGTTCCAGAAATCTGCCGGCCAGATGGCGAGCGATGCGCGCATCCTGCAGTTTCAGCTAAACGATATATTTTCCGGCCTGGCGGCCGGCCAGGGCATCCGCGCCCTGCAAATGCAGTTGGGCCAGATCGCGCAGCAATTGGGTGGCGGCGGCCTGATGGCTGGGGCCAGGACAATGGGCGCTGCGCTGATCGGCATGATCAATCCTATCAACCTGGCGGTGGTCGCGTTCGGTCTGCTGGCAACGGCTGCTGCAGCCTGGTTTGCCGGCAGCGAGGAAGAGGCCGAAAAGGCGAAGAAAGAGCTCGAGGCACACAAGCGGCTGCTGCAGGACATCAAGAGCCGGTGGAGCGAGCTCTTGCCGGGCGTGGCCGACTACATCGACGAGATCGAGCGCTCCAGCAATGCGCTGCAGAAAATGCTCGATCGCCAGACGCTACTCAAAGAGGCCCAGGTCGATCTGAACAAGCTGCTCGAGGATCAAGTGACCTCGATCGTCGAGATGTCGCAGCTACTCGAGGCGGCCGGCAAGACCAAGCTCGGCAATGAATTGGTCGCCTCGCTCGATGCCTACCAGGAAGAACTCGCGGCCGGCCGGACAGGCACGGAAGAATTGGTGAGACTCCGTGAAGCGCTCACCGCCGCGATGAATGCCGGCGTCGAGGATGTCGCCAGGCTGGCCCAGGAGATCATTAACAACCTGCAGCCGGCGCTGGCGCGCACCGAGGAAGCCGTGCGCAAAATCCAGCGCGCCTTCGACGAGCTACCGCGATCGTTGGGCGGCATCGGCCCGCCAGTATCTGCCGGCGGCGGCCTGCCAGCGCCAGGCGCGTTCGGCCGCATCATGGAACGCCAGCAAATTCGCGGTGCCGGTTATGCCGAGCAATTGCGGTTCTTGAAGACGAGGGCGCTTACGGCGGAGATCGCCGCGCAGCTTGATCGCTACGGCGAGGAAGCGATCAAGGCATTCGCGGAACTGTTCGCCATCCTTCCCGAGAGTGCGCGCATCACCTCGGCGGCGCGCAGTTTTGCCGAGCAGAAGAACCTCTATGAACGATACAAGGCGGGCAAGGGCGGCCTGGCCGCGCGTCCTGAAACCGGCCTTCATGTCGCCGCTCCCGGCCGCGATCCGGTAGCGATGGATATCGGCTTCGGCGTCGATATGGAAACGCTGCGCCAGGCCGTCACCCAGGTCGAGAAATTGGAGCAACTGTCCGGCGATCTCTACGAGCAAGACAAGGTGCATGTGCAGCTTGCCGGAACGAAGCGCAAGAACCTACTCGATCAGGAAGCCGCCCTGGAACAGACGATCCAGCAACAGGTCGCGGCTAACCAGGCGCTCGAAGAATATCTGATGGGGCTCGACGCGCAGGCGACCCTGCAGTCGCGCATCAATGCGATCAACACTGACAGCCGCCTCACAGACGACCAGAAAAAAATCGCCATCGAGGTCGAGACGGAACTGCAGAAGGCGCTGAACCTGGCGCGCGAGCAGGGCATCACGCTCTACGACGCAGAGATCGCCAAAATCCGCGAACTGGCGATCGCCAACGCGCAGCGCAAGATCGCGGCCGACGCGATCGCCGAGGCCGAACGGAACGTCGCCAGGACCACGCAGGACCAGATCAACGCGGCGCAGCAGTTGAACCAGCAGATGGCGAACATCATCGGCGGCGGGATCTCGGGCTTTGTGCAGGACCTCATGGCCGGCGAGGATGCCGGCGAGGCCTTCGCCAGAATGTTGCAGCGTATGGCTGCACAAATGGCCGATCTCGTCATCCAGATGCTGATCGTTAAGCCGCTCATGAATTCGCTATTCGGCGGCCTGGGCGGTGGCCTGGGTGGTGGCCTGGGCGGTGGCCTGTTCGAGGCCGGCGGCACGGTTGGCTTGTCCGGCCGCAACGATGGCCGGAAATTCTCGCCGATGATGTGGGCGGGCGCACCGCGCTTCGCGAGCGGCGGCATGGTCGGGCTCAAGCCCGGCGAGGTGCCGATCATCGCCCATCGCGGCGAGATCATCGTTCCGAATGCGCGGCGGTTGGCCGGGACCGGAGCCGCCGGCCAGAGCATCCGCTACTCGATGGACAATGCAAAGATCAACATCGACATGAGCCAGACCGGCTTCGCTACCGCGAACAGCGAGAACGCCAAGCAGTTTGGCGAGAACGTCCAGAAGCTGGTCCAGGCAGAGATGATCCGCGAGAGCCGCCCGGGCGGGCTGCTCAGAAAGGTGCCGGGCTGATGTTCGATGGCAGCATCTCCTGTTGGATTCCGGATATCCCGGTGAAGCGCGACGACGAATGGCGACTGAGGATCGCGGAATTCGGCGACGGCTACCAGCAGCGAACGCTCGACGGGATCAATCCGCTCAACCGGCGCTGGTCGCTGCTATGGGATATGCGCGAGGCTGACGTGATCAACGCGATGGTAGCCTATCTGGAAACCAGGCAGGCGGCGGCCTTCCCCTATCTCGAGCAGCAGACCGGCCTCACCTATTCGGTATTCTGCGACGCCTGGCAGGTATCCTGGGAGCTCCGTCGCAAGGGTCCGGTGTTCTGGGGTTCGCTCGCGGCCGAATTCTACAAGGCGAACGGAGTGGATATCTGATGGGCGTCAGGTCCGATACCGGCAGGCTAAAGCCGCTTTCGATCGTCGAAATGTTCGTGTGGGACGATACGGTGATCGGCGGCGCGAATGTTATCCGCTGGCATCCTGGCACCACGGGCGTGGCGGAAAATATTCCGATCACATGGCAGGGCTTGACCTATCTACCGATCCCGATCGAGGCGGCCGGCTTTGAAATGACCGGCACCGGCAAGCTGCCGCGACCGACCCTGCGCATCACCAATATCGGCGGCGAGGTCGGAGCGTTCCTGCGATCGATAAACGATGGCCTGGGCGCGAAGATCACGCGCAAGCGCACCCTCGGCAAATATCTCGACGCGGTGAATTTTCCGGATGGCAATCCGGACGCGGACCCGAACACGGCATTCGTCGATGAAATCTTCTACGTCGCCCGCAAGGCGAGGGAGAACCCAATTTTCATCGAACTAGAACTGGCGGTGAAATTCGACGTGGAAGGAACCTTCCTGCCGCGCCGCCAGGTTATCGCCGGCACATGCCAGTGGGTCTATCGCTCGGCCGAATGCAGCTATGCCGGCGATCCGGTCCTGACCGACCCGATCTATCCGGGCGTGGACAGGTGCGGCAAGACGCTGACATCGTGCAAGCTGCGCTTCGGTGAGTTCGGCGTTCTCCGGACATCGGCCTTCCCGGCCTCGATGCTGGCGAGGTACGAATGACCTTTCAGCCATCCCAGGATCAGATCGCCGCCGCGCTCGATCATGCCGCACAGAGCCAGCCGCTCGAGGCCTGCGGCGTCATCGCCGACGATCGTTATTTCCCGCTGCAGAACACGGCGACCGATCATGACACTTTCGTGATGGACATGAAGGGCTATGTCGCGATCGCCAGGCAGCACAAGGTCGAGGCGATCGTGCACAGCCACGTTTACCAGCGCCCCAGGCCATCGGACGCGGATAGGGCGATGTGCGAAAAGACCGCGCTGCCGTGGCTGATCGTATCCTGGCCGCTCGGCGCTTTCGAGGTCATCGAACCATCCGGCTGGCGCGCACCGCTGGTCGGCCGCGCGTGGGGTTGGGGCTCGCATGACTGCTTCGGCCTGGTCCGTGATGGTTTCCATGAGTACACGGGCATCCTGCTGCCCGAATTCGATCGCGAGTGGATGTGGTGGAAGAACGGCGGCGACATCATCGCCACGCAATTCGAGCAGGCCGGGATGATCCGGCTGGCGCCGGACACGCCACCGCAGCACTGCGACGTGCTCGGCATGAAGATCAGATCGCCGGTCGTGAACCACCTCGGCCTGTTTCTCGCGCCGGATATCTTGCTGCACCAGATGATGGGTCGAATGAGCGTCCGTGAGGTCTATGGGGGCATCTACAGGTCTGCGACGATCCTGCATCTGCGCCACCGCGATTTCATGGGTGGGCCGCCGTGAATGGATTCGACACCACCCGCGACAAGGATCGCTGCATCGACGTCTATCTTCACGGGCCGCTCGCCACGCGGTTCGGGGAGCATCACCGGCTGGCCGTGCGGACGCCGACCGAGGCGATCGCCGCCTTCGATGCCAACTTCCCCGGCTTCGTCGCAGCCTTCGCGGAGCATGGGCATTACTACATCTTCGCCGATGGCGACTGGCGCGACGGCGACGAGGCGGCGATCATGCCGGCCAGCCGCGAGATCCACTTCTGCCCGCAGATCGAGGGCCGCGCGTTCCTGGGCGCGCTCCTCGTCGGCGCCCTGTTCCCGGCGATTGCCGGGACAACCACGGCGACCATCATCGGCGGCCTGCTGTTCGCCGGCCTGATGATCGGCATCTCGTTCCTGCTGACGCCGAAGCCCGAGAAGCCGAAGGAGGACAAGCGCGACGAGAACTATGCCTTCACGGGACCGGAGAACGTGACCGGACAGGGAGCGGCGGTGCCTCTGATCTATGGCCGTGTCTATGCCGGTTCGGTGGTCGTGTCGGCTGGCCTGGAGCTCGGCTCCGACCTGTCCGCGGCGCCGCCGCCCGTGCCGCCGCCGACGCCGGCCACGCCGAACACCAGCCCGGCGCCGGGAGTTCCCCCGCCAGACGGTGGTTATCCAGCAATGACTACGGACAGGTATGGAACGCATCCGTCAGGCGGCTGGGTGAGGGCCGGAACGACCACTGTCGCCAGTCGCGATGGCGGTACCCTGAAATATGTCGATGTGTGGCAGGGAACAGGCACGAACGACGAATATTTCTGGAATTACGTCCGCGGCTACTACTACGAGAATGACCAGCCCAGGGATGACGACTACCAGAGGGGCGGTCACAGATGAACCGGATCGATTCCAGGCAGTTCACTATCGGCGGCGCCGGGGGCGGCAAGGACAGCGGCGGCGGCGGCAAGGAGCAGAAAAACAACCTCAAGTCGCGGCAGACCGCCAAGCTGGTCGATCTGCTGTCCGAGGGGCCAATCCGTGGCGTCGTCGACAATCAGGCAGGCATCCTTCTGGACGGCACGGCGATGATCAACGAGGAGGATGGCTCCTCCAATTTCGAGAACGTTCAGGTCCAGTTCGCCTTCGGATATCCC